TGCTGTTAAATTTGCTAAGGACGTTAAGAAAGTCGTTGGTGAAGAATATGAAACTCAAAAGAGAAAAGAAGTTCTTTCTGCTCTCAAGAGAGATAAGAGACCTTTAGATAAAAAGACTAAAGAAAAGATTGCTTCTGATATAGTCAAGAAGAAGGGTGACACTAGTAAGTCTGATGACAGATATGCTTATGAAGAAGTAGTTGTTGAACTAAATCGTTATGGAAAAGAAACTGGTAAAGCAACTGGTTCTCTTAACAAGAGAGCAGGTACTCCAGTTAAAAAGGGTGGTACTTCTAGTCAGGTGATGCGTAACGTCAGGACAAGTATCCGTAAGGAAACTGGTAAACCTGAAGGACAGCAAAAGAAGGTGAAGGGTGCTAAGCCGGATCCTAATTCATACGGACAACCTGAAACTCCTGTACAAAAAATCAAGAAGTATCTTGAAAAAAAGAGGAAAGCAGAAGCAGATCCATCACAAGGACGTTATCCTCCAGGTTCAATTAAGGACTGATGCCTGTAAACCTCAAAAAAGATGACATGGGAGATGTAGTAAAGGACTTCTATAAGTCTGATGCACCTCAGTTTAAAGGAAAATCAAAGAAAAAGAGGCGTGAAATGGCTATTGCTGCTAAATTAAGTGCTGAAGAGAGTTTTGATATCGACACCCCTGCTCATAAGGCAGCACAAAAGAAATCAAAAATGCGTAATCTTGCTAGGGGGAATAAGAATTCCAATGAAAAGAAAGCAGCAGAGAAGAAAGCAGGTGGTCCTAAACTAGCCTTTGAGGGTTGGAAGGAGAGAGCATCAGCTGCAATCAAAAGAGTTAAAGGGAAGAAAGAAGCAGAGCGGAAACCTGAACCTCCTACTGGAGCTGAGAAGAAAATTCAGGATTGGAGAAAGAAGGCAAGAAAGAGGGATCATGAGACTGTAAACTTCTTAGATCCGGATGACTAAATAGATTCACTTATAAGGAAGTGAATGACTGATTTGGGATTGGATGCAACACAGGAGACTCGTATCACTGTGATGCAGTTGAAAATAGAACGTCTTGAAGAAAAGCAAGACGAGCTTCGTGAAAGGTTAAAGGTTGTTGAGAAGTGGGTTATTGGGGCTGCTGCAGTTTTGGCTGCTGGTGTCACAGTGATTGGATTTGCTACTAATATCTCGAAAGCCTACCTTTAATAAATATCTTTATAGCACAGAAATTTATTAGGTAAAACAAATGCCACTCTGGGGAATTACAGATACGGATGAGTCCAAACCAAAGTGGCTCACTACTGCAGAAAAAGAAGAAGTCTATGCTAATAATAGCGGATGGGTAGTTGAAGGTGGTTCAACTATGACTGGAAATGATAATGCTGATGCTCAACCAGAGGTTTTAGCTTGCGTTGGTGATTTAGCTACAGCTGTTGGTTCTGCTGACATTGGAGAAGTAGAATGGATTACAACTACTGCAGATAAGTCCGAAGGATTTACTCTATCTGTTAGAGTCAGATATAATGAGTTGGTTACTGTTACTGGTAGCCCAACACTTGCTGTTACTAACGGAAACGAAGGTTCGGGATCAGGTCGTGGACCACACACCCTTGTTTATGCCAGTGGAACAGGCACTACTAGATTAGTATTCTCACTTGCAATTGCTGCTGCTAATGCTGCAACTAATGCAGATGATGTACTATCGATTGGTGCTCAGTCCATTCAACTTGCTGGTGGTACAATTAAGGATACTGCGGATGGCACTACTGCTTCTTCTGTTGTTATATCTTCAGCTCTAGGTACTGCTGCTGGAACTATAACAGTTACTGCATAACTCAAAAATTAATATGATATAATATGATTTTCAATGAATTAAATGATGATAATTATTTGATCTTTGCTATCAAACATTATGACAATCCTCAGGCGGTGACGTATGAGGATTTCTTGAATGATATGAAGAAGTTTAAATATGTCAAAAGATTACTGAAGCGATATAAGAAGACTGGTGATTTGAAATCTCATCTTCTTATAAATCACTTTATAGTTCTTTATAATGTATTTCAGGATGCTACAACTCCTCTCTTATTCTATAAGATAGAGAAGGAATTGTGGGAACCAATGAAAACATTCATTATGTTTCTGGGTAAGTTACCAGAACACCCTAGATCATTCATCAGTGATATCCAAGTTGACATTGAATGTCTTAAGCAATTGAATCAGACGTACAATGAATCCAAAAAAACTTGATAGGATCCTTAAATTTTTTAGGGAAGAAGGAATGGTAGGAAATGCACCTGGAACCCAAGGTGGTTTTAGTGCTTCTTCTCCTGCTGAGGGTCCTACTGCTGGTGGTCCTGATAAAGGTATTGGTAAGGGTAAGATGAGGAGAAGGGCTCCTATTATTGGAAAAGGAAAGTTTCCTGGACTTCGTAAACGTTGGCAGCACCAAGGTTACGTTGGAGTAGGGACAACAAGTGCGAGTTAACGACGCTGTTGTAGAACGCTTAGAACGTGTAATAGAAACACTTAGCGAGAATTCTATTAAGATGGGACAGATGCTTGCTGTCCACGATGAGAAACTAGACAAGCAGGATAGGATTGATGCAGTATTATTTGAGAAAGTTGAATCGCTTCATAGAGAAGTCAGCCGTCAGAGTGCGGAGATTAAGGCAGGATGTGAGAGAGATATTCGCAAGGTAGATGATAGACTTCGAATCATTGAAAAGAAAATGTGGACTATTTTTGGTGCTCTTAGTATTATATCTTTCGTGGTTAGTCCGATCGGACAGAAAGTAATTCGTCCACTGTTGACACCCGTACCTCAGTCTGTTATAGTAGAACCAACTTAAATGCTTTAGTTGGACCACATAGATGCTAAATATATAAGTCTACTCTCTAGCAGATTAGAGAGATTCAAAAGAATTAAACCAGATCTCTACAACTGTCGTTGTCCTCTTTGTGGAGATTCGAAAAAACATAAGAGTAAAGCTAGAGGTTATTTTTACGCAGTTAAGAGTAACGTAAATTATAAGTGTCACAACTGTGGCGCATCAATGACATTTAATAATTTTTTAAAGAAAGTAGACGCAACATTACAAGGACAATATTCCTTAGAGAAATTTAAAGATGGATTCACCGGAAAGGGATCCCCAAGAGAAGATCCAGAAAAAATCATCGGAGTCGCCAAAGATTCCAAACCCGAATTTAAGAGACGTAGCAGGCTCGACTTACCAAGAGCACATGAAGAGAAGAAATCATCCGAGTATCTCAATAGACGACAAGTACAAGGAGATTTTTACTATGCCAAAACCTTTAGACGGTTCGTCAATGGAATAAAAAAGACATTTGATGACGTTCGTTACGATGAAGAACGAATTGTCATCCCTTTATACTATAATGATGATATAGTTGGGGTGCAGGGCCGAGCACTCGATCCTAACCCTGTTAAATATATCACAGTAATGTTTGATGATGACGCACCAAAAATCTACGGACTGGATCAAATCAGAAGAGGAGCTCCAGTCTTTGTTGTCGAAGGACCTTTTGACAGCACGTTTATTCGCAACGCGATTGCTATGTGTGGAGCTGACGGTGATGTTAGTCGCTGGGGGATTAGCGATCCTGTGTGGGTTTATGATAACGAACCAAGGAACCCAGACATTACCCGTAGGATACAGTCTGCTATCGAATCCAAGCAAACTGTTGTAATATGGCCCTCGAATATCGAGGAAAAGGACATAAACGACATGTACCTGGCTGGACATGATGTGCAAAGTCTGGTAGAATCAAATATATACCGTGGTCTAGAGGCAACTCTGAAATTTAACACCTGGAAACGAACATGAGTAACGGCATCAAGGTTAAAAAGCGCAATGGTAGAGGGACTGAAACCCTCAACCTTGAGAAGATGCATAAGATGGTTGAAGAAGCCTGTAAGGGTGTGGCAGGAGTCTCTGCTAGTCAAGTAGAGATTCAATCTGGCATTCAATTCTATGATGGTATAACAACTGCAGAAATCCAGGAGATATTAATTAAGAGTGCTAGTGATTTGATAGACTTGGACAATCCAAACTATCAATTTGTAGCAGCAAGACTATTGCTTTTTCAATTGAGGAAGCAATTGTATGGTAGAACTAGAGAGTTACCTTCATTACAAGAACATATTACAAAACTTGCTTATCAAGATTTGTATGATAAGGATATCTTTGAGAAATATAGTCTTGAAGATATAACAAAAGCTGAAACATTTCTTGACCATGAACGTGACTTTAAGTTTACATATGCCGGATTACGCCAAGTAGTCGATAAATACTTGGTGCAAGACAGGAGCACAGGCGAGGTTTATGAGACTCCGCAATTCATGTATATCATGATTGCTCTTACAATGTTCAGAAATTACCCTAAAGAAACGAGGTTAGATTATGTCAGACGATACTACGACGCAATCAGCAGACACAAGCTCAACATCCCCACCCCGATCATGGCGGGCGTACGGACCCCAATTCGTCAATTTGCATCTTGTGTTCTGGTTGATATTGATGACACCCTCGATAGTATCTTTAGTTCTGACATGGCTGTTGGCAAATACGTTGCACAGAGGGCTGGTATCGGTATTAACGCGGGACGGATCAGAGGGATCAACAGTAGAATCCGTGGCGGCGAAGTACAACACACAGGTGTGGTCCCCTTCCTCAAAAAATTTGAAAGCACTGTTCGATGCTGTACTCAGAACGGCATCAGGGGTGGATCAGCAACTGTCCACTTTCCTATCTGGCACCAAGAAATCAGAGACATCCTCGTCCTCAAAAACAACAAAGGAACCGAAGACAACAGAGTCAGAAAACTCGACTACTCCATCCAGTTAAGTAAGTTATTTTATGAGCGTTTTATCCAAGATCAGGAAATCACGCTTTTTTCCCCTCATGATGTTCCTGGTTTGTATGAGAATTTTGGGACCGATAAGTTTGATGACTTATATCTTCGTTACGAGTCAGATGAATCAATCCCCAAGTCAACAATTGGAGCACAAGAACTCATCCTTGACTTATTAAAAGAGAGAGCAGAGACAGGTAGGTTGTATATTATGAATATCGACCACTGTAACAGTCATTCATCCTTTAAAGATAGAATTAGTATGAGTAATCTCTGTCAAGAGATAACTCTACCCACATTTCCCATTCAGCATATTGATGATCATTTGGGTGAGATTGCTTTGTGTATTCTCTCTGCAGTTAACGTTGGTACTATAAGGAGTGATGAAGAATTAGAAGAGTTGTGTGATTTATCTGTTCGTGGATTGGATGAGTTGATTGACTATCAACAGTACCCTGTATTAGCAGCAGAGAAAGCCACAAAGGCACGTAGATCAATTGGAGTGGGGTTCATTGGACTTGCACATTATCTTGCTAAGTTGGGGTATAAGTACGACTCACAGGAGGCATGGGATGCCGTTCATGGACTTGCTGAATCATTCCAGTTCTATCTCTTAAAGGCATCTAATAAACTTGCACAAGAGAAAGGACACTGTGAGAACTTTGGACGTACTAAGTATTCGGATGGTATCTTACCAATTGATACATATAAACGTGATGTAGATGACATCTGTAGTTCGAAGTTGCAACATGACTGGGAATCTCTTAGGGCACTTATCACCACCCATGGTTTACGGAACTCAACACTGTCCGCACAAATGCCTTCGGAGAGCAGTTCCGTTGTGTCAAACGCAACCAATGGAATCGAACCACCTAGAGACTACTTGTCCATTAAGAAATCAAAGAAAGGACCTCTTAAGCAGGTTGTTCCCTCTTATGGGTCTTTAAAGAATGCCTATACGCTCCTTTGGGATATGCCTGGGAATAGTGGTTATATTAATATTGTTAGTGTTATGCAGAAGTTCTTTGATCAAGCGATTTCTGGAAATTGGTCCTATAATCCGGAGCATTACCCAGACGCTGAAGTTCCTGTTAGCGTAATGGCTAACGATTTATTAACAACATACAAATATGGATGGAAGACATCCTATTATCAGAACACACACGATCAAAAAACTGATGAGATAGAACCAGCACATCCTATGGGATGGCATGATGATGTTAAAGAGGATAAAGTAAAAACTCTTATGTGCGAACTAGAAAATGCTAATGAAGGAGAATGTGAAGCCTGTGCCATCTGATATCCGTGGGATGACTGTATTCAATACCCAGGAGGTTGACTATAAGAAGCAACCTATGTTCTTTGGGAAACCTCTGGGAATCCAGAGGTATGATTCCTTTAAGTATCCTACGTTTGATAGATTAACTACTCAACAATTGGGATACTTCTGGAGGCCTGAAGAGGTTTCCTTACAGAAGGATCGTGGTGATTATCAATCATTACGTGAAGAGCAGAAGCATATCTATACTTCTAACCTGAAGTATCAGATAATGTTGGATAGTGTTCAGGGACGTGCTCCTGGTATGGCGTTCATTCCATATTGTTCTCTACCAGAACTAGAAGCATGTATGGAAGTATGGACATTTATGGAGATGATTCATAGTCGTTCCTATACTTATATTATTAAGAACATCTATCCAGAACCTGCGGATGTCTTTGATACTATTATCAAAGATGAACGTATTCTAGAACGTGCTAAGAGTGTTACAGGAGCATATGATGAGTTCATTAATGATGCTCATCAATGGGATACTGGATGTATGTGGACTGATAGTGGTAGAGGATCACCATCATCAGCATGGTGTTTAAAGGATTTAAAACGTAAACTTTATCGGGCAATAATGAATGTTAACATCTTGGAGGGTATTAGGTTCTACGTCAGTTTTGCTTGTTCTTTTGCTTTTGGTGAGCTCAAACTTATGGAGGGGAGTGCTAAGATTATCTCCCTCATTGCAAGAGATGAGAACCAACATCTTGTCCTTACCCAAACCATCCTCAAATACTGGAGAGAAGGTGACGACGCAGATATGAAAGAGATTATGAAGGAAGAAGAGGGGTGGACATATGAACAGTTTAAGAAATGTGTCGATGAAGAGAAGAAGTGGGCAGAATACCTCTTTAAAGATGGTAGTATGATAGGGTTAAACGATAAATTATTGTATCAGTACGTGGAATGGATTGCGAATCGTCGTATGAAAACCATTGGTTTGAAACCTATATATGATGTTGCCGCTAAGAATAACCCATTGCCTTGGACAACACATTGGATTAGTTCTAAAGGACTACAGGTTGCACCCCAAGAAACTGAGGTGGAGTCTTATGTGGTGGGCGGAATAAAACAGGATGTTAAGAAAGATACATTCGCAGGGTTCTCACTATGATAAGATGGATGTGGAACCTTTTACAAAAAATTTGGAATTGGGGATTGGATGACAAACACCACTGGTGGCAAGACAAACTGGAGAGAAGAGTACTTAGAGATGAAAGTCCTGAGTACGATGCAGATAGAATGTTTGAAGGATGGACCGAAGAGTCTTGCCCAGAGTTGGATGATGCAAGCTATGTACAGCGACTGGAAGAAGAAGAAAGGAATCACGGATCCAGAACCGCCGGATTGTCAGAGCAGTCTACAGGAGTTCTTTGCAAAGACAAAGGATCAGGGGATTTAGATTATAGTATGAAGGAACATTTCTTTTCACCATTGAACCCTAACAACCAATGAAATTCAGCATTACTAAAGAAGGATTAGTAAACAACACAGAATTATTTTCAGATGATTATTCCCCCCAACAATATGCGAGAGTTGCTGTATATTCTGTTCTTGAAGAACTGGGGATCAAAGTAGAAGAAGAATGGGAGATGGATGATGACTCCATCGAAATCACAATTTCCAAATGAAATTGAATTAATAGAACTAAATAGGAGACATGGAATGAAAATTATGGGATGGACACCACCACAACGGCCGCAGTGGGTGAAGGAGATTATGAGAATCCCTGGACCTATGAGGGTACAGCTTTTACTTCTAGCGACATTAACGATTTCTTCGGTTTCGTCTACCGTATTACTAATCTCCAGAACGGGAGGAAGTACATTGGACGAAAATACTTTACACAGTGTCGCAAGCCTAGAGGTGCAAAACGCAGAGTATCGTCTGAGAGTGACTGGAAAGCATACTACGGAAGTTCTAAGGAACTTTCAGAAGACAGGAAATGCTTGGGGAACACCTGTTTCAAAAGAGAAATCATCAGTCTCCACACCACAAAGGGGCAAGTAAATTTTGAGGAAACAAAACAATTGTTTCTTCACAACGTTTTAACAGAAACAGTTGACGGAATGAATCCTTTATATTACAATAGTAATATATTAGGACGCTATATGCGTAAAGATTATTTTAATAAACAATGAGAATTTTTTTAGACACTGCTGATTGCCAAGAGATCCAGAAGTATATGGCTACTGGGTTGATTGATGGTGTTACAACTAATCCTTCACTAATCATGAAGAGTCATCGGAAACCTGATGATGTTTATCATGAACTTGTGAACATGGGTGTTGGTGATATTAGCATGGAAGTAGTTGATCATAATTCTGCTGCTATGGTAGCAGAAGCTCATCGTTTAGTTGATTTGTTTGGTGATGTTGCTACCATTAAAGTACCATGTACTCCTGATGGTTTGATGGCATGTAAGGAGTTAGCGCATGCGGGTGTAAGAGTTAATGTTACTCTTATCTTTAATTCTGCTCAGGCTGTTCTTGCTGCTAAGGCAGGTGCAAAGTATATCTCACCATTTGTGGGAAGACTTCGTGACAATTCTATCTCAGGTACTGCAGCAATTAAGTACATCCATGAGATATTCAGCATACAGTGTCATTTTGACACAGAGATACTTGCAGCATCTATAAGAGATGTTCAGTGTGTTACATCAGCATTTCATGCAGGTGCTCAGATATGTACAATACCACCATCGGTATTTGAGAAGATGTATAAGCACATTCTAACTGATAAGGGGTTGGAATTGTTTGATCAAGATTATCAGTCTACCTTAGATTACTTAGATGAGAATCCACCTCTGGTATAGCGAAGATATGAAAAAGTGGCGGTGGTGTATAACTGACACTCCGAGAATGTTTGGTGGGAGCAGGCAAGAAACGGGAGACGCAGATACTTTAGATGAGGCAATGGAAATAATTTCCATAACTTCTAAAAAAATGATAGGAAAAGGAGAACCCAACGCGGGTTGGTTCGGAGCATAGAACAATGGTAAGTGTAAGGTGCCGTCAATGCGGCAAAGAACTGGACGGAAGTTCAGGTAGGGCAAAGTCATGTGGCTGCCCAAATATGACGACAGTATCACGAGATAATATTTCTGCTCATGATATGTCTAAGGTTGTGATGTTAAATACTAGTAAGAAGTATGAGGATACTAGTCTCACCTCTGCGGATTTACAGTGGCAGGAAGAGCGAAGAAAACGTAAAGTTAAACGCTTGGACTTTGAAGTAAAGTAACAAAAGTCTAAAGAGACTATTAAAGATATAGATATAAATACATAACTTATGTTATGATATCAACACCACCTCTTAAAAACATGTTTAATCTCGATCAGAAGTACGAATCTTATGTACGCAACGGTAGTAAGAAACTTCGTATTGATGGTATCGAGGAACGTGTAAGGGGTTATGGATATACTGATGATGGTAAAGATATTGATGGATACTATTTGATTACAGATAACTATACTCTTTTTTACAATACTAATGAGCAGTTCATACGAATGGAGGCATTAGCAGCTGCTATTAAATGATATACATTCTAGATGATGCTACTTCTCTTGAACAGAATAAAGAGTTTGAGGAGTATTTTGATAAACAAGAACTAACAAATCTACCAGCAACGGTTCCACATACTGATCCTGAGATGTATCAAAGTACACCTTATCAGAAGGAGATTGAATGTGAGACGAAAATTTTAGATGATGATCTATTACACACGTGTGAATTCTTTGCTCCTGTTATCAGAGCAATGATACCTCAGATAGGTGACGTTGGTGTGCATGCTGCTAGGTTAAATCTTGTTAATAATTCTAAGTCAAGCAATCATACTCCTTTCCATAGAGATTTTCCTAATGATCATTGGGCAGCAGTTTATTATATTAATGACGCTGAAGGGGACACTGTTATTTTTGATGAGAGTGAGGCAAAATATATTGAACCAAAGAGAGATAGATTGGTATTCTTTCCAGGACAGTTTCATTGTATAGATTTGAGGAAGGATATTGTTAATCGTAAGATATTAAATTATTGCTTTGAATTAAAAAACCCCTGATTTCTCAGGGGTTATAAAGACTTTAACGTTTGCTAAGGTGGATGTGAATGCGTGTTCATCATTAAAGTAAGACCTCCTTACAGATACGTTTGCAACTGGACTGGTCGTCTTCGCATTCAATTAGGCATTCATAATAGTCGTTGACTCTTTCTTCTTGGTCATCTTCTACGTGAAGATTCCATTCAGCCATTTGATTGCGAGACATTATAGTGTTCATAAAAATTTAACCCTCCACTTAATGGACACACATAATAAGGAAGTTTGGGTTCATTGTCTTCTCCTTTAACGTCCTACTCTTATTTAGCATATTTGTGTTCAAATAGCAACTTAATAGTTACATTTTTTAAACGAGTAAATATACTTTATAGTAAATACCTATAGGTATAAATGAAAAAGTATTTCGA